TATTTCATCGTGAACCAGTACCCGGTGGTCAGCCGCAACATTCAACGCCTGCGCGTGACAGGAACCTGAGCATGGACGACAAACCGAATCACCTGCACCCGGAGTACGAGGCGATGCTGCCCAAGTGGCAGCGCTGCCGCGATGCTCTGGCGGGCCAGGATGCCGTGCATGCTGCGGGGCAAAAGTACCTGCCCAAGCTGACCGATCAGGAGCCGGACGAATACAAGGCCTACCTGGAGCGCACCGGGTTCTACCCGGCATCCGGTCGCACGTGGCAGGGCCTGCTTGGTCTGGTGTTCCGCCAGTCTCCGCAAGCTGAGGCGCCCGAGGCAGCCATGGCGATGGTCAATGATGTGACCCTGGCCGGCAACAGTGCTGAGGCATTCGCCCGCGAGATCATGGGCGAGATCGAGACGGTGGGCCGATACGGCGTGCTGGTGGAGTACCCACGGGTGGCCCAGCAGCCGGGAAGCCTGGCAGAGGCCAGCCAGCAGAACCTGCGCCCCTACGCCACCGGCTACAAGGCCGAGGCCATCATCAACTGGCGTGTCCAGCGGGTGGGCAACGTCATGCGCCCCACGCTGGTGGTACTGTCTGAGCAGTACGAAGTGGCCGGCGTTTTCTCCACCGAGCACAAGGAACAGATCCGCGCCCTGATGCTCTTGGAGGGACAGTACGTGCAGCAGATCTGGCGCAAGCCTGAGGGCTCCGACTGGACGCTGGCCGAGCAGATCGTTCCCCTTCGGAATGGCGCCCCGCTGAACTTCATCCCGTTCTTCCCGTTCGGGGCAGAAGAAAACAGCCTGCATGTGCAAGAGCCGCCGCTGCTGGACCTGGTGAACGTCAACCTGTCGCACTACCGCACCACAGCAGACCTTGAGCACGGCGCGCACTTCACCGGCCTGCCCACACCGTTCATCGCGGGCGTGCAGTTGGCCGAGAACGAGAAGATTCGCATCGGCAGCTCGACCGCCATCGTGTCGCCTGACCCGCAGGCCAAGGCCAGTTATCTGGAGTTCACCGGACAGGGCCTGAGTGCCCTGGAGAAGCTGCTGGACCGCAAGGAGGCGCAGATGGCCGCCATCGGTGCGCGCATGCTGATGCCCGAGAAGGCCGCAGTGGAAGCCGCTGAGACCGTGGCCATGCGCCACAACGGCGAGAACTCCGTGCTGGCGGGCCAGGCAAACCTGATCAGCGATGGCTTGGAAGCTGTGCTGAACGCCATGCTTGAGTGGTCCGGAATTCCCGGACAAGTCACCTTCCGCTTGTCCACAGACTTCCTCCCCGGCCGCATGAGCCCGCAAGAGCTGGACGCCCTGGTGAAGTCCTGGCAGGCCGGCGCGATCAGCAAGCGCACCCTGTTCTCTAACCTTCAGATGGGCGAGATCGTGGAGCACGGCAAGACCTTCGAGGAAGAGGAAGCCGAAGCCGCAGAGGATGCGCCTCAGCTCGGCACCCTGACAGCCAATGGCGCTGAATGACCGCCTGCAGGATGAGCAGATTGGCCGGAATGCCGACCTGCTGAGATACCAGAACTGGCTGGTGGCGCGTGTCATCGGCCTGCTGAACCGGGTAGACGCGGACCTTCTGGCTGCACTCACCGCAGCCCTGGACCGCCTGCCGGCTGGTGAGCTGAACGTGGAGCGCCTTGAGGAACTGCTGGGCAGTGTGCGCCGGCTCAATGCCCAGGCCTACGGCGAAGTGGGGCGAGAGCTGACAGAGCAGCTGCGCGAGCTGGTGGAGGTTGAAGCGGGTTTCCAGTACGAGCTGTTCACCGCTGAGGTTCCTCCCCAGGTGATCGCCGCGGTTGGCGTGAATGCCGTGAACGCCACTCAGGTGTTCGCCGCAGTGACCTCTCGCCCGTTTCAGGGCCGGCTGCTGAAAGAGTGGGCGGCCAGCCTGGAGGAAGCTCGGATGGTTCGCATACGTGACGCGGTGCGGATCGGCTATGTGGAGCAGCAGACGGTGGACCAGATCGTGCGCCGCATCCGTGGCACCAAGGCCCGGGGCTACGCTGACGGCATCATCGAGATCGACCGCAGGAACGCGCAGGCGGTTGTTCGCACGGCTGTGAGCCACACGGCAGCGACTGCGCGCGAGAAGTTCTACGAGGCCAACGAAGACCTGATCAAGGCCCGCAAGTGGGATTCCACCCTGGACAGCCGCACCACGCCGATCTGCCAGATACGTGATGGGAAACTGTACGAGCCGGTGAGCCACAAGCCAATCGGGCACAAAATCCCGTGGCTGGGTGGGCCGGGTAGGGCGCATTGGGGTTGCCGATCGGTTGACGTGCCGGTCACGAAGTCCTGGCGAGAGCTGGGCATCGACATTGACGAGATGCCAGCCAGCACCCGGGCCAGCATGGACGGCCAAGTGCCGGCAGAGACCACCTACAGCGCCTGGATTCAGCGCCAGAGCGCCAAGCGGCAAGACGACATCCTGGGCCCGACGCGCGGCGAACTGCTGCGCCAAGGTGGCCTGAAGTTCGATGAGCTGTTCAACCCGCGCGGGCAGTACCTCACGCTTGAGCAACTCAAGGAGCGGCGACCGGGGGCATTTTCTGAGGCTGATTGAAGGGCTATCATGGCCGGCCAAAGGAGGCTTAGGCTATGAAAGCATGGAAGATTTCGCAGATCGTTGGCGTTTTTCTCTTGCTTGTCGGCGTGGTGATCCGCGTCGGCGGTGAGTTTTACGGGGTGCACCTAGCCCTTCTCGGATTGGTGTTTTTCATTGTTGGCCGGCTCGGAGCCTGGCTGAAATCTGACCAAGCCTGATGCCACGCCTGACGCTCATCCCCGGCACACCTGCACCGGACACGCCGGCGCAGCGTGTGCGTGAGCGCGTGAAGAAGATGCCCAAGCCTGCCGACATGGCCCAGTGCCAGCGGTGCGGTGGGCGCGAGTTCCTGACCACGAAAACAGGTGTGCTGATCAAGGCCGGGAAGGCCACAGGCGGCACGCAAAACCTGATCTGTGTGAACTGCCTCGCAAGAGGCGAACGCATCGCCTTCTAGCCCTCCACGGGCACTCAATCATCAAAGCCTCGCAGGCAGTGTCTGCGGGGCTTTTTCTTTGGGCCAGCGGCCCGCAACACACCGGCCTGAGGCCATACACCCATGAGCATTGACCTTGAATCGCCTGAGGCGAAAGCGGCCATCAAAGCCGCCGTTGAAGAAGCCACCGCAGCCCTTGCCGCCAAGAACAAGGAACTGCTGGGCGAGCTGAAGGAGGCCCGCAAGGGCAAGACCATCAACCCGGAAGACGTCGAGAAGCTGGAAAGCCGCATCGAGGAACTCACGGGCCAGCTCACCGAGGCACAGAAGACGGCGAAGAAGGCCACCACCGATGCCGAGAAAGCGACAAAGGCCCTGGCCGACGCCGAAGGCTTCACCCAGCGCCTGCTGGTGGACAACGGACTCACCGACGCACTGACGAAAGCCGGTGTGTCGAATCCTGTTCACCTGAAGGCGGCCAAGGCACTGCTCAACGGGCAGGTGCAGATCGTGGCTGATGGCGACACCAAGGTCGCCAAGGTCGGCGACAAGGCACTGACCGATTTCATCGGCGAATGGGCCAAGGGCGACGAAGGCAAGTTCTTCGTGGCCGCCCCGAACAACTCCGGTGGTGGTGCCACTGGGGGCAGCGGCGGCAATCCCGGCAAGGCCAAAGGCGACCTGGGGGGCGACCGCAGTGCGCGTGTCGCAGCTCTGAACGAGCGCTTCCCCGAACTCAAACAATCCTGAAAGGACTAGATCATGTCTCTCTCTCAAATGCAGGTTTTCAACCAGTACATCATGCCGGCGACCATTGAGACGCTGAGCCAGATGGTTGACAAATTCAACGGCGCTTCCAACGGCGCCATCCGACTGACCACGAGCGGCTTCTCGGGCGACTTCCTGCAAGAGTCGTTCTTCGCTGCCATTCACTCGGCCCAGCGCCGCGTGGACCGCTACGCCGCCCAGGCTGCTGCGGCTGCTACCGACCTGACCCAGCTCAAGCACTCCAGCGTCAAGGTGGCTGGCGGTTTCGGCCCCATCCGTTTTGAGCCGGCCCAGCTCACCTGGCTGAACAAGCCCACCGCCGAGGGCATCGAGGTCGCTTCGCGCAACTTCGCCGAGGCCCTGCTGGCTGACCAGCTCAACACCGCCATTGCCGCTCTGCGCGCTGCCATCTCGAACGTGGCCGCTGCGACCAACGATGTGTCGGCCACCGCTGGCATCTCGCAGACTGCGCTGAACGACTCGCACGCCAAGTTCGGCGACCGCTCGGGTGATCTGGTGGCCCAGGTGATGACCGGCGCGATTTACCACAAGCTCATCGGCTTGAACCTGGTCAACGCCCAGAACCTCTACCAGGCCGCCAACGTGCGCGTGGTGGACATCCTGGGCAAGGCCGTGATCGTGACCGATGCGCCTTCGCTGCGTGTCGCTGGCGCCCCGAACAAGTGCTACGTGCTGTCCTTGGCGGAAGGTGCGGCCACTGTGTTCGACGGCAGCGATGTGGTGAGCAACATCGAGACCTCCAACGGTCAGACCCGGATCGAGACCACCATGCAGGTGGACTACACCTTTGGCCTGGGGCTGAAGGGCTACGCCTGGGATGAGGCCAACGGCGGCAAGTCGCCCACCGATGCCGAGATCGCCACTGGTTCCAACTGGGACAAGGTGGCCACCGACATCAAGCACACCGCTGGCGTGGTGGCCATCGGCGACGAAGCCAAGTGATGAACTGGCCGGGCCTCTGATGGGGTCCGGCCTTTTTTCTGGAGCACTCCATGAGCAAAAACCAAATCTGGTACGAGCCGCACCCGGTGAGCCCCGAGCGCAAAGCCGAACTGCGCGCCAAGGGTTTGAAGATCATCGATGCAGCCTTCCGCCCTGCCGGCCATGAGCAGGACGATGAGCAATCCGAAGGCGCCAAGAAGGCCACTGTGGCAGAGCTGCGTGAGGCCCTGACCGCCAAGGGGATTGAGATTCCCGAAGGCGCCAAGAAGGCCGATCTGCAAGCCCTGCTCGACGCGCAACCGCAATAAGCACAAGGACGAACCATGCCAACCGTACAGCAAGGCGCATCTCAGACCATCGACCTAGGTCCCAATGACGCCTATCAGGTCAGCATTCAACCGGGCGGTGATGCGTATGTGGACCTGCTTTCGGGTGCGCCTGGCTCGCCCTATGCTTCTCCGCGCCTGAGCGGACCGACCTCGTCCAAGGTGTTCGGGCCGTATGGGGTTGCTTCGCGCATTCGTGTACGCGCTGTTTCTGGCTTGACCACGTACACGGCAATCATGCCGACCACCTCCGGCCTGAGCCGGATCGCGCCAGTGGTGCGCCCGCTGATCGCTGCCGCCTCTGTCAGCAACAGCGTCATCAACCGCCCGTGGGCCAAGGCCCCGGACTGGGCAGCCAACACCGCTTATTACCAGGGCGCTGTGGTGCGCGGAATCGGCGCGGGCAACACCAGCAACCTTTATCTGTGCTGCAAAACTGGAACCAGCGCCGCCGCCACTGGGCCGACCGGTCGCGGCGCGACTGGCATCTTCGACAACACCGCCGCTTGGCTCTACATCGGCCCGGCCTTCGATGAGCTGACCATCCCACTGTGGTCCACCGTGACGCCAGCCGTGGCGACCGACGCGATGGACGGGATGCTGGCAACGGCCCTGCACACGAACCTCGCCGCGCTGGGCCTGACCCGCATGTACGAAATGAAGTACAGCGATCCCACCGCCCGATTGACGGGGGGCCGCGTCTACGACTATTTCACCGATGTGGGTGTTCGCGGCGTCAACGGCGGAACGCTTGCCGCCCCGAGCTACCCAAACTCCACTGAACGCTGGTGCGTCCACTTCCAGACCGATTGCCGAAAGTGGCTTGCGATTCGGCCCAACGCTCTCAATCCGATCCGATTTGCAATCGAAGTCAATGGGCGGATGTTGAGCGAGGGTCAGATTGCGG